TTAACCACTAGAAACTCTAGCGAAACCATCTGTTCCTTTACTTCCTACAACATCCCAGTCAAAGCCTCCTTTTTGCCCCCCAACACCTCCACGACCAACAACCAGAGTAATTGTCTGATTAGTTGTACTTCTATTAGTGTATTGAGCTACTAAAACAGAGCCAGATGCTCCGCCGCCACCAAACGACCAGCCTTCGTCACCAATTCCTTGTGCACCATCACCACCTTTGCCAAACAAAGCAATAGGACTTACAGAGGTTCCACCTGTATGATCTTCTCTGGTTCCGTTGCCTGCTTTACCTTGAGTAATAGTAGTTGAATCGAAGGCTCCAATAATATCAACATCTCCAATTGTACCAGCAAGACCATTGTCATAAGAGGAACCATTACTCCATACACCCTGAGTACCGCCGCCGCCGCCATGTACGATAGCTATGTTTTCACCGTTTAATTTAAGTAGAACATCTGCACCATTCTGACCATTACTTAAGGGATAATCAGAACTATTAGAACGTCGAGATGCTCCACCACCACCGCCAGCACCAATCAACGTGAATACTTTCGTTTCACCCGGTTGAAGAATAAAACTATATGAGCCAACCGGATAATCTCCATCTACTGTGGTGCTATTGGGATTTTTATGCTGAAGAACTTGGAAACTTACTTGACCTGAATATACAACTCGGTTTTGGCCTGAGCGGTTAAATATTTTTGGCTTAAATGAATTAACATCACGATCAAATGAAGAAGCCTCATTACCAGATTCAGGACTTAGAAAAATCCCAATATTACGATCTGTCAAATTGTAAATATCAGGTGCTTTAATCTTATCGTTATCAGCAACCCAACCATCTGAGCCACCAATCATTGTAACTGTGCCACCGTTTTCGCCGCCATTATAATAAAAAACACCTGACGCGAGGATTCGTGGATATGAAACATAATTAAGTAAAGCTGTAATCTGTGCTTGAAGTTCATCACGTGCTTGCTTATTAAAACTAGCCTCTTTGACAAAGCGGGCTTCAATTGCATCTGATAGTTTTTCTAAGTCTGGGTATGTTGCTAAAAGTTCATAAAGTTGTTGACGATTATTTGGGTTTAACACAACGCCATGTTTCTCTAGTACGTTTGCTATTTCCTCTTGAACCATATTGCACCAGTCAGGGGTAAGATAGGTTGCATCCTGTCCCGGCACATCTTCATTTGAATGAAACCCATTCTTTCCTTTACCAAACATATCTGGTCGTGCATTTACACTATCAACTCGTTTCATACTTTTTCCTCAATGATGTCGTACCGCAAATAAGCTGGTAAATAATTTTCAATGATGCATGCCATATCAGCTTGCACTGGGGCTTTTAAGATCAGTTTGACTTTGAACCGCAGGTTTTCAATGTTGATTGGTGAAACACATGTCGCTGTACATTGCATAGGTCTGTAGCGCACTAAATCAATCAACCCAATACCAAATAAACCTAGTAAACCCTCAAGATAAGCACGGTTTAAAACATTCTTTGTTTGTTGAATCCACTGAATAATCTGAAGACGTTCTTCAATTGTTTTATTTGTATTTACAGTACATTTCAGAGGCAAACCCAAAGCAGATTCATATTCACTTAATAATTCTTCTGGAATCTTCTCTAATGTGGTCAAAACACGTTTTGCATCGACATCAGCTTGTGCAAGTATTTTTGCATGAGCGTATACATCTTTTGCAATGATTCCTTTAGGTGAGGTGTCATAGCCACCAGCAGGCAGTAATTGACGAAGTACGGATGCATAAAGCTCAACAGTTTGCTCATAGGTCATAACATAGTCACCGTTAATATACCGATCCGGAGCCAACCAGTCACAAACACATTTAAAGTAGGTGCCTGATTTGTTGCTGGTGTAAGCTGAACATCTGTCACACCCGGTAATGCTCTAATTTGACTAACAAGAGTAGAAGCAACAAAAGTTTCTCCCGGCTTTAAAAGTCCAACATAATCACGAATGACTTTTTCAACATCAGTTTGACTCACACTACCTGTTACTAATACAGTGACATTCAAATACTCTTTAGTTGGTGAATAAGCTCTTACATCTCCCCAAAATCCAGCATATTCATCTAGCACCGTTTGAACCAAAGCTAACAATGCAGTACTTGGAGAATTTGGAGGATTACCCGCTGCCGTGATTGCAACGTCCAAAGAACCAAGTCCACGACGTTTTGGAAAAATAAAAACATCGGCCACACCCGGCACATCTTTCACAATACGTCTAAGGTCAGCTTCACGATCACGAATAAGACCTAGAGCCTCTTTATCCATCATCCGCTGACGCCAAGCTTCAACGTCTTCAACATCAACACCAGCAGATATTTCAATAACATCCACTTGTGCAGCGACACCCGGCAACGGACTAACCCAAAGCAGCTGCACACCATCGAAATTCCAGCTCACACCTTCAAACTCAGCAATAACTTGGATTTCTTTAGGCTTATTTGCTGTAAGTGTCTCTTTATATATAGTTAGCCAGTAATGACCTTTGCCATCTGTGACTTTCGTACCAGCTGGAATAGTGACCGCAATATTTGATGTCGCTTTGACACGCCCTGAAGCTTTAGAACCTCCATTACGCGGGCACTCTAAGCGTTTTGCATGGATATAAAGAAAAGGTTCATCAGCTGTAGCAACAAAAAGCTGTTTTTGAATATAACTTTGATGATGATAAAGACCCTCAACCACAGCAGCTTCACCATCTGCGCGAATGGCTGCATCATCTTCATCATCTAGTGTTAATCCAGTTAAATTTTGGATTTCCTGAATGATTTCAGCACGTAATTGGTCAAATGTCCTGATTGGATATGCCATTGATTAGCCTCCAACCTTAACAAAATAAAGGATTGTTTGTTTCTGACCAGATAGCTGTGTAACTTCAATATTTAGGTCCACCTGACTTTTAACTGTTTGAACAGCATTTACCAAAATTGCAGCAAAACGATTGGGCACTAAGCCTTCTAAAGCTTCTTCAGCAAATTGTTTAACTGTTTGAATGGTACGAGTTACATCCTTAGACCGTTTCAAAGTGTATAAGCGGCTGCCAATATTAGAATTAGCCCAGTACTTGCGTCGATGAATGTTTAAACGCTGGCAAATTGCTTGTACTTCATTTTTACTGAAGGCAGCATCAAGGCTCATCAGCACATAATCTTTTGTTTTTAAATCAATATTCGCCATGATGCACCTACATTGGTTCTGTTGGAGTCGGTGTATTACCGTGTTTATGTTTGTTATAAATATCGCGCATTTCCTGCATTGAGCCTTTCTGATCTAAGACATTGCCATTCGGCACATGCAAATTGCCCTCATCAATAAAAAGGTCACCAGCGGTGATATGCGTACCATCTTCTTTAAGTAAAAGGCTGTGCCCAAATTGGTCGTAAACGCAGGTTTCACCTTCATCAACATTGACCACGACGGTTCCCCCAGTCGTTGCAACAACAATTGAGCGCGAGGTTTTTCCGTGAAGAGGAATAACTACAACACGTGCTCCATCGGGTACATATGAGCTAAAACCGACTTGCTGAAAAAGTTCAATTTCTTGCAATGTCTCATCGGCAAAACCCTTTAATTGCAATACTTTTGAACCACCACGTGCGACCAGGGCGAACAATGGCTGTCTGATTTGCTTAAGAGCCTTATTTATCTGGGAAGCTACAGCTCTCATCATGATTTTTTCTCCTTTAATACCAATGGATTTGCCCAGTCACCCTGACGTTTCAGAAGAAGTTTTGTGGTTTTCCCGTTCTTACGGTCAAGTTGAAAAGTGCGACCATAAACAGCCCATTTGGCTGTCGCTCTTGATAAAACATTGGTTTCTAAATTGATGTACCAGCCCGTTGACCATAGTTTTCCATCGATCATCCAACCGGATACTGTTGCAGTCAGCATATGGGCTTCAAGGTCGTTGTCTTTTTTGATTTTTTCTAACGCAGCATTGGCTTCTGCTTCAGTTTCGACATCGCCCAAAGTGACGATTTTTAGACGGTTATAGTCATACTGTGTTTGAGCGGTAGTCTCAGACAGAATTGAGGTGGCATTACTATCCTGACTTAAGACCTTGATATCGCTAAACACCCTAGAAACATCATTTTCATACTGAAGACTGAGAACGTTGTTGCTGTTATTCAAAGGACGCATCAAGCGTAATGGTGTTTGCACGTGATATGGATTGGCAAATGGGTCACCGATCTGCAACGTCCCGTCAGGGTCAAGCCAAACATGTTGACCTGTGATTTGAGCTGCTTTTGTTAATGCATCCCAGAGAGATTCACCCGGCTCAACAGAGACTTTATTCTTCAGCCAAGCATTGTTTTGAATGCGGACATCATGAAACAGTGAACCTAAATCGCCGCTCAAGACGTAACGACCTACCAACTCCTCGAGCGTTATCTGACGTCCATTAAAAATCGGTACGGAGCAATCAATTAATTGACCTGCAAGGTCACGGCCGGAAATCTGTAAACCATAACCGTCACGGCTTGCAGCTTCAGAAATTTTGTCTGCAACAGAAGTCAAAATGAGTTGATTTGCATGGTACGCTTGAACCTTGGCACCGCCTTTAATATCAGCATTTAACGCTTGTCCACCTGTTTCAAATAGCGTAAAGCTCCAGTTTTCTGCTGGAGTATCGATCTGACTATCGATTTCAACTTGATCCCAGCCTGTAGCTTCTAAACCCGCAATCACAAGTCGGATTTCATTACCCTGATTATCTTGCATAGATGGTTAGCTCCATACCGACCTGCAATGCCGCAGGGTTCACTAAATCAGGGTTTAAGCGTCGAATTTCTTCGGCACGGCTCATATCCCCATATAAAAAGTGAGCTAACCAATGCAATGTGCAAGGTACAGGCACTTGTGTTTTAGTTATTGGTGGACGTGTCTCAATGAGTTCTTGGATTTGATCCTGTATTTGAGCAGCAACGTCTTTATAGACTTGTATTTGCGTAATACTTTCATAGGAATTAATGGCACGTTCTTCACGAATAGCTTGCTGAAGTACTTCACGTGTTTTTTTACGGACAAGCGCTAAATCGACTGGTGAAAAGCTAATATCTTGATTGTTTGCCATTTCAGTGCGTGTCGTTGCGATAACTTGTTGAGCTATCGCAACTTGGCTGGCTGCCTGTGTTGAACGCCAGACTCGGTCAAGCTCTGGAGTGCTGTTATCACTTTGAAAAAGGTTTTCAAATCGCTCGACCCGGTGTACTACATCACGCCATTTCGATAGAGCAGAAATATTAGTATCAAAGGTTACAAGTTTGGTGACGTCATCAACTAAACCAACGATCCAGTTTGCAGGTGATAAAACATCTTCAATTGTTTGCTTTGCTACACCTAAATAAGAGCGGGCTTGATCGATGCCGTTGCGAATCGTGTTGACTGTATTAAATAACTTATCAGTGTCGACAATTTTGAGTTTTTCTAATGCACTTTCTAATGCTGAAGCAGGTGCATCGATAATTGTTGTTGTGGCAATTTTCTCAGGTGTAGCAATAGGAACAAATAGCTCACGCTTTTTAGGTTTTCCATTTACAAACTCGATAGACATCGTACAGGAGTCTACTGTAGTTGCTTCATGATCAATTTCATGATTAGCAACATACACTTGCTGTATACCAAAGATTGGGTGGATTAATTCACCCGGCCCAGTCGCACTTAATGCTGCTTCTAACG